GAGTGCACTGCGAACAAGCAGCGCACCGAACCGTGAGGTTCTGTCCGCGACATAGGTTGTTTTGATTGTTAAATTATAAATGATACTAAAACTGACAACTAGTCAGCAATGTATTGCTTATAAATACTTTCAAAAGTCCTTTGTTCGTAGATCCCAAGTAGAGGAGAAATTCCTCTAGATACAGCACCTTAACAAGGTGTCGTCCAGCGGCGTTTAGTGTAAGCTGAACCGCGCAGCGTTGATTTCTCCGGATCCGTACCGGTGAGAATGGCTAAGTAGGCAGCTTGCCTATGTTCACCATCTCTTTGGTGCGTTTCACTTTGACGAGACAACCGCCAGCATCTCTGCTTGCGTGCCTTTTCTAGGTGGAAACGGAGGAGTCGATCGTATCCGTCTATGAAATCTTTCCTCGTTCTGCTTTTCACGGTTAAACCGTGAATTTCAAATCGAGATAGATCGCTATTCCATCTTTCGACGGAGTAGTAATTCATAAACGACTTCCAACCGACTACAGAGGAGTTTTCAACAACGTGAGGCAGAAAACCATAAAGGTCTTCTATAAATAACCTCATGTAATTGGCAGTCTTCCAGTAACCTTTCTTGTAGAATAGGTTAGCTGAAGCAACTGTCGCCAAAAGCCCTTCTGTATCACGACGTGTGGTTGGCATGGCCGACCTGATGTACACAGGAGTCACTAAGTGACCTTTGTATGCATCAGTGCCACAGGATTCGCGGAAAGATCCGTTCGAAAAAGATTTTGAACGATTCACACGCAATCCTACGGACTCGATCATGTTAACACACATCTCACTCCAGGCAACAGGAACGATTAAATCGTCCCCGAAGACCGTAATCTTAGACGCAACGTCTTTGATATACGGTAGTGAGACTGGTTTCCCGCGAACGCGTAACCCAGCTAAGACGCATAGTGTAAAGAACACCATGCTCTCAACAGGGAAACACAACGCAGAACCCATACTCGCAAACTTCTTAAGACGAATAACATCGCCTGTCGGAAGCTTAGCCCTACCACTACGACATGCAAAAACTGCAGAACGTAGATCGGGGAATTCCCCGAATAAGGCAGAGGCTAAAGCAGCATGTACACGGTCAGAAGCTTCACTTAAATCAAGTGTTGCCAAAGACTTGTCTATGCTGGCCTTACGAGCCAGACTGCTATTGATTGAACTATCCGTAAAATGGATAGATCGACCCAAAATTGGATCCGATTCAATGCCGTCTACGAAAGCAGACAAAAAAGCCTGCTGCGTATATTGCATATGAACCGGCTCAATAGCTATGACTCGCGGAGTCTTCGCAGTCTTAGGGACGAATACCACCCTTACAGGTGGCTCTTCGTCTTTCGAAAGGAATCTCAGCGACTCATGCCCCGTCAGCCACGCTTCAGAATTACTGAAGACGTAGTTGTCTGCGGGCATGGCTCGCTCGAGTCGGCTAGTCCAGGTTCTGTTAGAGAACTTCGCGTTTCCGCGGAGCTTCTCGACGACAGCTCCTGGTCCGTGTCTTGGGACGAGGACGTGAGCATACAAGCTTTCTTGTATGTCAGCGAACACGCGCCCAAAACAGATACGAGCAATATCACAAAAATCATTGTGATAAGACCACGTATCAAGCCGGAACTGAGCAAGGTCTTCTTCGCATTGTTTAAATGCTGTGATAGCTTTACGCTTTCTTGCATTTGTACACTCCTTTGTGAGTTTATTGAACACCAGGCAAATTTGTCTGATGGCATCAATAGCCTCCACTGAAGCGTCTTTGCGAAGAGTCCCATCTCTAGGGTCAAATACCATCGAGACTATACCCGAAAGAAATTTCGGGATTAGTCCCTTCTCTCCTTTCTTCACTTTCGCGAAGGCAGGAAATAAGGATGGATCGATGTGCTCTAGTTCAAGGCATCTTTCGATGCCTTTAGCAAAAGCAGGAAGAGTAATCGTAAAGAACGATTGCCCTTCCGTTTTGACTCGAGACCTAATCGTTTTAAGGTCTCGATCCATGGAGGTGTTACACATTATACTCACATCAGTGAGTATGTTGGTCATTAGAACGTACTCTGTACTTTTCATGATACCCTTTCGAGGTTGTCATTACAGTACTATGGTGCATTCCCAAAGACCAATATCGCTTCACAGCGGTATTGACACAGAATTATGAAGGGACCGCGAGGTCCCTCCACAGTAAAACATCGATAATGGAGAAGCTTTACGCTTCACCACCAATAAACTTGCTTGTGTTCGATGCAGAACCGTTCATAAAAGCGGTAATGCCGTTCATCAAGTAGCCCAATTGTGCGTCGGTAAAACCCTGCTTAGGGTTATCGACTACAATATAGGCTGAAGCAAAGTTTTCGATGTTCTCCGCAGGGACGAAAGGATTTGCCGTGACCGCCTTTTGGGTGATCTTGAACATATGCCTTTCTCTCTTACCTTTTACTGTCTGATGTGAGATTTCAACTTTGAAAGTCTCGTCAGCTAGCTGAAAGGTAGATGGTCCACCTGGAACGGGTTGATATACCCGTGGCAGGACTTGGGCCACCGCGTTAACTGTAACTGTGATAGGGTCTGCAAAAGCCATAGTTGCGTTCCATTCTTAGGTA